ATACCCGAACTTAAACTTCGGATAACATGTTTATCTTGTGTGACACTGGCCTGTTCAAAAGCTGTGAGTACTTCCCCAGCATAGACCTTAAGCATCAATGCGGATGAGTCTCCAGCACTGTTAGCTTGGCCAGTGCGTGTCATAGTGAGCACTGGTGCGGATGTATCGGTAACACTCATATGTGTTTACCTCCTTAATGTTTAATAATTAAATAAAAAGTTACTATTATACTAGCTATACTCTTTCTTTAACTTTCAACTAAGGATTATGTACCGCAGCACGTCCTCGCCTACTTGTTTAAATACTCTATAGCGGGTGTTACTTATAGCTTCCCTTGCGAGAAGATATCTGATCTATCTAGTTTGTTAAGCACGTCTGCTCTAAAGGCAGTATCATACTCATACCTAGGATCTTTCATAGCAGTAGTCACCTCGGCGTTACTTCGGAACACATCAGCCGCCCCCTCAGGAGCAGTTGGTTTTCCACCATAGGTTTCACCTTCAGTTCCTACCTTGTTACTATAGTCAGCCTTAAGTCCTCTAGCTGCCATCTTAGCCAACTCAATGTTACCTGAGTTAACAGCATCGTCATAAGCTTTGATCTGGTCAGCAGAGTAATTGGACTTAGCCCAATCTACCATACTACCATACTCTTCTTGACCACCTACTTCATTCTTTACTTGATTACCAATCTGTTCGCCTAGTGCTTTCTGTCCAGCGATATATTGATTAGCCATCTCCCTACTAATACCACCATCTTCTAATTGCTTGTAACTCTTATCAGACAGCCCACCATTATCAGTGTACTCTTGAGTCAGCTCAGCAATATCAAACTTACCTTCAGCTACCTCAGGGTCCTGTGGTATACCTAGTTCCTCTTGTACATCCACAGGAACATCAGCCTCACCACTATCCATCTTAGTTCTAAGGGCATCATAACTCTGCTTGAGCTTGTTATAGTCTCCTTGGAACTGGTCACTATCATCCATCTCAGGACGTTCAGTGGGTACTTCATCACCGTCTACCTTGGCAATCATCTCTTGATTATGTTGTTCTTCAGCAGACAGGTCTACAGAATCATTCGCTACCGTCAGCTGGTCTACCATATCTCTCTCCATAAGTTTCTTTAATAGTTCCATTACGTAACTTGATCTTAGTGAAGGTAGACTCTAGGGACCCCTTAGTACTGACCTTAGTCTTCTGCTCAAGGATCTCATTGACTACCTCAACATCCTTAAGCTGAGCCTTACTTGTAATGGCATGAGCCTTAGCTTCTTTAGCCTTGACCTTATCCTTGTTCTCTGTGTTCTTTTCTCTATTGGGCATTCTGTTGTTGTGCTCCTTGTCTAATCATTTCGCCACCTTGGGTCACAGCATTAGGTATTCCTGCCTTCATCATCTCTGCTCGCTGTGCCTGTTGTTGGGCTTGTTGTTGTTCTTGTTGGACTTCTTCTTGAGTCTTGATAAGACCCTTCATGTCTATGCCAAATCCTGTACCTAGTCTCTTGAGTGCATCACTCACATTCGTATAGCCCACTACTGCTTCTGGACCTAGGATGCTTGCTGCAGTCTGTAGAAAGGTAGCTAGTTTATTAGCATCGTTACCTCTACCTAGAGCTTCAAAGCCTGTTATGATAACTGGCTCTACTGTACCCTTAGGTAACTTAGGTAACTTCCCTTCTCTCTCTAGTACTGCTATGATTCTCTTAATCAATGGGAGCTGTAGTTCATGTGACAAGAGTGAGTACACACCACCTAAGGAGGTCTCTAACTCATTGGCTAAGAACCTGATCTCTTCTGCTGTTACTCTCTCAGCATCCCGTTGTACACTTTGATTCAATAGGAAGGCAGCAGCAAGTCTACGCTCAGTAGTCTCCATTGTTTCTCTAGCTACCCTGAAGTCTGCAAACTTATCTACACCTATAACTCCTACGTCATCTGGATTACCTTGTCGTACTGACAGGTTAGGAGCAACCACAGATTTCATCTTAGTGGTTCCATTAGGTTTGACTAGGAAGATCACCTTGGCAGCCGCAGCTGTTCCTTCAAGTATGCTCCTAGATAAACCCTCAAGTGCTCTGAGGTCTCCTAAGTATTCTTCTACAAATCCTCTACCATAATCCTCACCATCAATAGCATTGTAACGTAAGGCTAACCAAGGGTTCTTATCCAAGGGGTACGATGAATCAGTTCCTGGAATCCTCATGTCATTTACTTCTTGATGTGTTACTATCTTGCCATCCTTACGTCTTACTATGGTATAGCTCTTTCTCTTCTCCATCAGCTGATCCACCTTGTTCTTTAGGAGGGGCTGAGTTAAAGATGTCCATGTATAACTCACGGCTCATCTCTTCTTTAATTATGATCTCTAACATCTCACCTTGGGGGTCCCTGCGTACGCAGTACTGATCAAGGTGGAATACCCTAAGCTTGTTATTCTTACCTGCATGTATCACAGCATTACCTGTAACTATGAGGTGTCTTAGTGCTTCGTTAAGAGGTACTCGCATAGCCTTGGACTCTACTTCATCCATGACTGCACGTTCCATACTGTTGAGTCCTTCCTCAACTGGAGCCCTTTGTTGCTGAAGTTCTTCTAAGGTGAAGTCATCAATGGCAAACTTAAAGGCAGGAGAATTAGGGGGGAACAGTGTTAAGAGCAATTTAGCTGTTAAGTTATTCACACCCCTAGCTCCTATACTTTGGTAGGGAGTTGGGAGTTCTTGGTTTTGGTTGTGATCTCTGGGGAGGAGGAAGGGTATGGTTAACTCAGCGCAGTCCCAAGCTCTATCAAGGAAACACTGTTTGTTTCTAGAGAGACTTGAGTACTTCTTGCTTATGGTTTGTATCATGCTAGTTGTAAGCCAGAGCTAGCGAAGCTACTTGTATCAATTGATAAATCTCCTACATCTTGTTGAGTTAGTTTTCTTTTCTTAGTTCTCTTGATAGCTTCAGCTAATGATGCACTAGCTTGTCCACCACCTGAGCCTGTCGTTGCTATTGTCTGATTACTTTGGAAAGCTACAGGTGTAGTCTGTTGTGGGAAGTCTGGTATCTCAGGTGGGGTGAAGAGGTTACTAGTAATAGCTGATCCTACACCACCAATTAAAGCTCCACCTACAGCAGTATGGGAAGCTAGTGTAAATATACTAGCACTTGCAGTTTCAGCAGCTGTTAAGGGAGCACTTAAGCCACCAGTGGCAGCACCTACAGCCACACCAAGTCCTATATCAAGAGCTTGATTACCTGTACTTACACACATTTAGTCTACCCTATGTTTAAGCCAGTAGGCCCAGAGCCTGAACCTAATGTTCTAAACCCTGACTTACCAGCAGATCGTTTAGCCGTTCTACCTTTAGCCTTAGCTGCAGTAGATTTACCTGTAGTTATCTCAGCTGTCTCAGCTGGAGCACTAGGTGGTGGTGGGGGTGGCGGGGGTGGTGGAGGGGGTTTTGGTGGCTTAGGTGTGGGTGACATACACATTAATACTGTTAGTAATCCTAGCATCCTACTCTCTCCCTTAGCTTGAGTCTATCGTTATTGTTTCAGAGTTCTCGAACTGCTCTTCTCTTAGTTCCGCTTGTTTAAGCTTTAACCATTCTAGTATCCTGAGATGACCTTTGAGTTCACACGCATCAGGCCATGTGTGACATGAGCTTATCATGTGTGCTCCAAAGTTCTTCTCTAATTCTGCAATCAATCCATCTGTTATTACTATATCATTGCTACTATTCATTATTATTACTACTCCTTTAGGTTGACATATTATTATATTTAAAAATAAACACTTAGAATCATATGCTTAGTTACTACTTAACAGGACACACACCTGAGGCACACTCATCGTCCTCAAGTTCTAGTGTACTACCAGTACCATCAAAGTCTACTTCAGTTAGTCCTGCCACATACTCCTTGTATCTCTCTTCCGTTACTACTTCTTGTGGCATGTACTCGTAGGTAGTATTATCAACGGGAAGAAAGCTAACACCAACATAACTATCCCAATTATTCTTAAGCCAATCTCGGATAGCAGGCACTTCATTCTCCTCATAAGATACCGTAATCGAACAGTTCTGCTCGACATAAGAATCCATGAGGAGTTTGTACCTTCCAAGCTGTTCAAGAGCCGTCTCGTTGTTAACATATCTTACCTCTTCTGTTTTCTCAAAGTGATTATACTTGGTCTCCTTATCAAACCTAATGTTCTCCCAAGCTACAGGGAAGGTAACCAACATGTTATGATCATCTATAGGGTTAGGGTACACATGGTAGCCAGCCTCCCTGAGCTTAGGTAGCATCGGGTCATTGATGCTGAAGTTTACGTTATTAAATATGTACTTACCTGCTGGCTTATGACAGCCTTCAGTGGTGTCCATGATCTTACTCAATGTTCCACTAGGTTTAATAGTGGTGACGTTCTTAGGACGTTGAGTGCCTAGCTCGTCTGCCATTGAGTAGGCTCCATGTACTGCTATGTTCTTTAATCTTTTGTAGTCATATGAAGATAGGTCCTGCCTGTTGGTGATACCTGTAAGTCCAACTCCGCATAACCTGAGATACTCATTGTTTTCATGCCATGTTCTTTGCAATATGCCATCATCAAGATTGACAAGAGTTTGCCTGTAGTTTGCTCTGGCAACGAGATACATAGCCCGTTCAAGTCCGCCACTGTCATCTCTAAACTTGCTGAGATCGACTTCGGAAAGGTTACAGAAGGACTTGTTTCCAAGTAGTATTTCTGCACATGGATTGACTCCACTAAACCAAGGAGCACGTCTTCTTGCTTCTTCTCCATTGATGATTCCTGGCTCGGACCCTCCTGATTCTTGAATGATCTTGAAGAGATCTTGTAGTTCCTCATGTGTTGGCTCCTTCCAAAAGACTACTGAGTTATTTGATTGAGCACGGTGGGGTAGACTAGCAAGGTCATCCTTAGCTCTCGCAAACTGTTCCCACTCTGGTGTGTCGTGATACACCAATGCTATTTCTGCTGATCTTCTTGATGAGAGGACCGTGCCCAACCAATTCATTACATCTAGTATGTCCAGCTTACTTAGTAACTGACCCGACTTCTTATTTAAAATCCCCACAATTGCTGAGAAGGCTTTTGATATTGGCCCATCACCTGAAGAGATCCACCCGTATCCTGACAACCGTTGTCCTGCTGGTCTGAGTTGTGTGAGATCGAGTACGAACTTTGTAGCTTTCCCTTTGTAAGCCAGAAGCTTACCGATACTCTTTGCCCATGCTTCAGCGGAGTCTCCAATTGTAATTGTCCAAGTCCCTGTATTGTCATCGTAGTGTTCTTTGTTTCCTTCATGTCCTCCTTTCTTTGTCCTCTTACTCCTGATAACTTGAACTTCGTTGATAGGGGATGTGAATCCTGACAGTGTTCCGACAACTGGCGTAAAGCCAACTCCGCATCCTTGCAACAAGAGCCACAGGCTATCAACGACATCATGTATAGTCTCCACTTTAAGATGTGCACAATTAAACTGACTAGCCTCACGCTTCTTAGCTATGTCAGTTCCTCCTAACCACAGTGTCCTACCACTTAGCATTACCTTACGGTCTAGCATGAGTTGGCGTAGTTCTCTTAACTCTTCAGCCTTATCATCCATGTATTCTAAACTATTATCAGTCCTAGCCCTACCCCAGAGCCAGTTCTGATGCTGGATAACCCTATCAACTGTCTGCTCCCAAGTCTCATAACCTGTCTCGGTAGGTCTATTATATGTACGTCTAGTTATTACCTGTGCTCTTGTACTAGGGTTGCTCACGTACTAGTCCCTCCATGCTAGGTGGTTTATAATTAGGTCCCTTGAGTACCTTCCCATCATCATCCTTAGTCAACGGTAGCTTACTCAAGTTGCTCTGGTGTACCCTCTTGTATGCCTCATCAAAGTCCATGCCAAAGGATACCGCAGTACCCTTAATGACATAGACTACATCACACATCTCCTTGAGTAACTTCTCCATCAATACTTCAGTAGACTCAGGGAGTAATGAGGACTCCACATCAAGAGCAGCTGTAGCTAACTCCTGTACTTCTTCAAAGATTAGCTTCAACCTAAAGTTCATTAGGTCTTTGCTGTAAGGTTTATCTACTGCTAACTCCATTCTATTATGAAACTCACGTACCCTCTGCATATTTGTTTTCCTTTTCAAAATGTATAACTCTTATTAGCTTTGTTCACCGTAGTAATGCTCCCTTATCATTTCTAAACATTTAATTGCTTTGTTAATATCTTCAACACCATTCTTATCACGGTGTCTCATTACATACTTAATGACACTACCAGTAGGTAGGTCTACTCCATTCTGAATACAGAAGTCCCAAGGATCTATCTTGTATTTAGCATAGTAAGCCGGTCTGATATTAGTACTACCCCCTACCCACTTGTCGTTGAGCTTATCTTCTTCTTCCATTCTACTCTCCGGTTTAAATGTTGATGGAGTATCCATGATCTTCTTACAGTATGTCATGTGGTTATCTCCTTCTTGACCACAGGTATCACATATCAACAAAGCTTTCACGGCTCCCATAGTATTGCCTCCTCTTTCTTAAAGTCATACTCCCCTGTTCTTAATATTCTGGCTACCCTAGCTTGTACTAGTGCGTCCTCCTTAGTTAGTCCCTTAGTTAAGAAGGCTTCTTCTACAGTTTCCCACGTAGGTCTCTTAAGTAAAAGTACTGCAGTCTTAGGTCCTATCCCAGGACACCCCTTGTAGTTATCAGTAGTATCACCAGTGAGTGTCTGGTACAGGTGCATGTAGTCTGCTAGTTGTTCATCAATAATCTCTGTTACCTTAGTGTCCATGTTATAGTACTCACATGGGATGGTCAACATGTCCTTATCAATGCTAACAATAATGTTCCTTGCGTACACCCCATCAGTAGCTAGGATACCTAGTACATCATCAGCCTCACAATCAGGTAGCTCCATGTGTAGATGATTCTTCTTTAAGTATTTCACTAGATGTTTATAACCTAGTGGTTTGGCTGTACCTTTTCTGTTACCCTTGTATTGCTCTAAAATATTGTGTCTGAAATATTTGCCCTTACCATCAGAAAAAGCTATGAGATACTCCTCAACACCTATCTCCTTCTGCCAGTGTCTGATCATTTGTTCTGCTGTAACCTCAAGCTCCTTGAGGTTAGTGGCTGTGGTTATCATACCATCGTCCCACTGTACCTCAGTCTGAGCTGCCCAACAGGTTCTGTACGTGAGTATGTCTCCGTCCAACAATAATCTGGAACTCTTCATCTAAGTCTCCCATTTTAGCATGTACTTCATAGTGACAGTTCTGACATAGATAGTCACATTTAAGTATCTCTTTAAATAACTTACGTTTGTCCTTAACTCCCGACTTAACATCAAAGGATCTATCTTCTGGTACTCTGTGATGAAAGTGTAGCATACTAGTCTCATTCTTAAACCCACACGCTTCACATGAATAATTAAATAAACTCGCTAAGAAACTACGTGTAACCTTATTATAGTAGGACATGTATTCAGTCTGAGTTTCTAAGCCTCTATATGGATTGTTAGCATTCAACCTCTTCCTATCAGAATGTAATCTTTGTATCAACAAGTCCATCACCTCAGTGTGTTTCTGCCCAAGTGGATCCAATGTGACTAGTAGCTGATAGAGGGCAGGCGAACTCATAGTATTCTCCAGCTCGTTGAATAGCCCCCTCTGCGTATGTAGCAATGACTCTTGCATATTTATAGTACACCTCGATTTGAAACTCATCGTGAATATTAGCTACGAACTCATAGTCTTTACCTTCCTTTAAACCTACGAACTTAAGTCGCTCATCAAGTAGAACTAAGGCTCTCTTCATTAGGACTGCTCCTGCAGATTGAAGAAGGGTGTTGAGAGCAGCATGTTCTGAGCGTACGTGAAGCTTCCGTCCGTCCAGACCAACGAGATGCCCACGTCTCCTATGGACTTGCTTGACCTTATTGGTAAGGTCCATAAGTCCAGTGACACCACTGAGCAACGCTGCCCTTCCTTCTTTACCTTTCTTAGGGCCTCCCCCAAGAATCGCACCAAGTTTACTATCTCCTGCTCCGTAAATGAACGCATAGAAAAAAGTCTTGGCAATATCTCTTGAGCTGATTCCAATCGCTCGCATGTTAAGGGAGTGTACGTCTGTACCTTCAGCCTTGATTCCGTCAACTGCTGCTGTAGCATAAGCTCCTCCATCATATCGTTTTAAGTAACCAGCTAGAGCTCTAAGCTCCAAGCCATCAGCATCACACCCAACCAGAAGACGATCCTTAGAAACTGTAAAGAGCCCACGACATTCAGGACCATACGTACTGTAGGATGCAGGTACTTGTGCCACATTAGGAGCACTATGAGTACAACGCCCAGTGACAGCTCCATTAGTATTAACGTAGCCATGTATTCTACCGTTACGTTCATGTTTAAGCCAAGCATGATCACCCTCCGCTAGTTGTGAGATTCGTTTAGAGATTAAAAAGTGTTCCTTTAGTTCCTTACAGTTAGGTAGTTGTAGTTTACCTAGTACTCCCTCGTCTATCTTTGGCTTACCGCCAGGAGTAAAGTCCTTAGGTTGCCACCCTTGTTCCTTGAGTACCTTAGCTATGTGGTCTCTGGATTGGGGGTTAAACTCCACTCGCTTGATCCTCGTAAAAGGTTCATTAGCTCTATACCCTCTTTTAATGTTATCTCTCTTTGGCGTAAACTCTCCTGCATTGACATACCAACTGCCACAGCTAGTCCTGAGCTGACTACCAAGTGTTTCCTGACGCTTAAGTAAACTAACATATAGTTCTTGTCCTTTCTTTACATCAAAGGCGAAGCCATGATCTATCTGCCTTTGGATTACATGAGCGAACTCATGCTCCAGACTAACTGCCTCTTCAGAATACTCCATGCTATCAAAGTATGCCTTAAGGTGACTTGTAACTGACACATCCTGGACACAGTAGTCTGCCATCTCAGGTGTAAACTTAGACCACACATCATCACCATCTAGTGAGGCCTTCTTGATACCTAGTCTCTCACCCCATGCTTCCAAGGAGTGTCTACCGTACAGCTTAGTGTTTATCTCCTTCTGTTTAATGTCCTCTTCATATAGGTTAGTGTGTATCAACCTTGAGAGAATCATGGTGTCTATGATCTTCACATGCTTAGGCGGTGTCCACCCTAGTACCTTCTTAAGTACAGGCAAGTCATACCCAATGATGTTATGTCCTGTCAATGAGTTAGCTCTAGACATTAGCTCTAGTGCTTCCTCTAAGCAGTCATAAGGTTCCTCATTGGCAAACACTTGGCCCGCTAGTGCTCCCTTTACCGTCATGCCTAGACAATGAATCTTAGTGACATCAGGTAGAAGCCCATCTGTTTCTAAGTCAAATATAATATCTAAGCCACTGTTCAAAATAATAGTCCTCCCATAATAAAGGCTCCAGTATTATCACAACTCTTTCTGTACTCAGGCTTATATTCTATAGGCCTCTCTAACTCTGTTATCCATGCGTAGAACTCAGGCTCACTCATGGCTCTTATCCTTTTATAATGTGCTCTTGCAGACTCCGTAGATGGTGGAGGTACGGGTGGACCTGCACCCATTATAATCTCTCCTCTTCTGGAAACCTTTGTTGTAGTATA